CCTTTATCAAATACTACTTTACAACCAGTTACGATACACGGATGCCAATGCTCATCAGTTGAAAATTGCCACTCTTCACTAACAATATGCGTATCATGAGGAATTGCCCCATCATCTTTACAAGCCATTAAAAGAAATGTAAAACTAAAAACAATTAATAATAAAACTGTCTTACTAATTTTTCTAAGCGTCATAATCATTCCTACTCTATTTATATTATATAATATTCACCTATAAAATGCAATATCATAATAAAATGCTTACAATTTGCTTTAAACATATTTAGCTTAATGATATCATCTTGAAAAAATAAGTGAAATATTGTATAATATAAACTATAAAGGAGCAAAAAAATGAGAAAAGCTATTATACTATTTATATTAATATTATTATTGCCACTTTTAACTTCTTGTAAGGAAAAGATTAATTCTTTAGAAGATTTCTTCACATTACTTGACAAACAAAACTATCAACTAGCCACTTCTTTTATTCGTCAAGATAAAAGCAAAATAACTTATACAGTTGAACTTGATGTTGATAAAGCTAAACTTACTTATGATGTTTATGATAGTGAAGGTCTAAAAACTTTTAGCCAAATTACTTATGTAGCAAAAGAAAATAGAAGCATTTTCAGCTATACATATAATGAAGTAAAACAAACATGGACTAAACAAATCTCTAATGAAGATCGTCTTCCAGGAACTCTGCCAGAAGAATGGACTAATATAAAAAATTATTCGGAATATATGAAAGAAAATCAATATATGTTGAATGCAACATTTACCAACCCAGAAAAATATGCTTATTTCTATCTAACAATTGAAAAAAATAATGTAACTGGTCAAGGCCAAACTACTTTAGATGATGGTAGTGGTGCAATAAATGCCATTTGGAAATTTTCTAATTATGGTAAAGTTGTTGTAAATCTGCCAGATGCTGCAAAAAAAGCTAGTCAATAAAACTAGCTTTTTATTTTGATTAATAAAAATGCTACTTATTATTAGTAGCATTAAATAAACAAATGTCGTGTTGCGAGCGAAATGCTACAAATTTTTATATGTGTTGTGAAGCAAGTACTACAAAAATCGCTATTGTGTTGTGAAGCAATTACAACATTGATTATATTTAATTTTAACAGCTTAACTAAGCCAACAACTCAATTCATAGTTAAGCAACAACTTAGTAAAAACCTCTTAAAAAATCATTAAAAAGTTAAATTATTGCTTTTGTGAGTTTGTGTTAGGAGGCTATTCGAGATGCGTAAAAATCGCATTTTTTTTATGTTTTAGCGAAGAGATCTGAACTGTCGACCGAATTGACCATTTTTTTCAACCCTCATTTTCTAGCTCTTTTAATAGACGATCAGCAAACGCATTAGCATCTTTTTCTATCTCTTGAAAGTCATATCCGTTGTGTTCATCATTGGTGTAATTATCGAATTCTTCTTTCCATTTTTTTAGTGTTTCATTACTAACATCAACTACCATTAACTTAGGAAATTCAAGACATGCTCTTTGATATGCATGTCTTGTTTCGTGAAAGGCACATCTAAGTATCTCTTGATCATGCATTGAGTCAAGCCAATCAGTATTAAATACTATTGTGTAAGTATCTGGTATAAAGATTGCTCCTTGGTTGTCAAACTGAAAGAATTTTCTATTTCTATATAACACTTCTATTCCATCTTCTAAACCTAGTTTATTAGATGCATAGATAACTCCAAGTCTTGCTGTTTCTTTTTTCATTTAATAACAACTCCAATCTACATGAAATCATTATACAATAAAGTCAAATCTAAATCTAAATTTTTTTGAATTTGAAAAAGTTTCAATCTTAACCTGGCTTAATATGTTATAATTTTAATGTGAAGGAGTGATTATTTTGAATGAAAAACAATGGACTTATTTAATTGAGGAGTTATTAAATAACTCAGACTTGGGTGAAAACATTAAAGTTAAACCTTTTGTTAAGGTTCCTTATGCTCGTGAAATTACTTCATATGATTCTAATTTTAATGAACTAGAAAGTAATACTGCACCTTATGAAACCGACATTTTAGTATACGAAGAAATCAAAGGTGTCATCAAGCCTAGAGTTATTATTGAATTAAAAGTATCTTCTGTTACTACTCATGATGCGATAACTTATAGTGACAAAGCTCAATTACATAAAAATGTTACTCCTTATATAAGATATGGAATAGCAATCGGTGATAGAAAACATTATCCTCTTCCAGGTAGATTATTCAGACATGGATTAAACTTTGATTTTATGATAAGCTTCAAAGATTTTAAATTAACTCCTGAGGAAACAAATACTTTTGTCGATTTATTAAAACATGAAATAAATGCATCAATCCAGGTTGAAGAGATGCTTGCTGATAGTAGAAAATCTACTAGAAAAAAATATTATATGTTACACAAAAAGTTAGATTTAAAAGAGTTTGATTAATTAATCTTTTTAGAAACATCAATAACTGTTTCAATCATTGAATCAATTAACTGCATATCAAATTTAATATTATTTTGTTTTAAGTATGTGTTCACACTGGCGATCACATACTTTTTCTTTTTATCTCCATCTTTATAACTACTTTCTGCAACAATACATAATTCTTTAACTTTATTTTCAACCTCAATATAAGTCTTATAAAACTTTTTAGCCTTTTCGCTTTTGGTTGCTAATACGCCGAGTACTGCTCCAACAATAGTTAATACTGAAGTTATAATAGTTGTTATTAATTCAACGTTACTCATTATCTTCATCCTTTTCTTTCTTGTTAATTATTTCAAGTGCATTTTTCACTACCTTTGGAATAGGTAGTCCTGCTAAACTTGCATTCTCAATTATGCTTATTCCTTCCATTGAAATAAAGCCTATAACTGTTCCATCTCTAATGAACGATGTTTCTAAAATTATGTCAAGTTGAGTTGCTACAGCTACTAAGAATAAAATGAATATCTTTTTAGATAAACCAATTATCCCAGCTCTACTACTCAACTTTCCATTATCTGTTTTCTTGCTATTCTTAAACACTATGGCTAATATTAGGCCACTTAAAAAGTCTAAGACCATAAATATAAGTAAAGCTATCATGACGCTATCGAATCCTCCTAGTAAAAATGATAGTAAGGATCCAATAGATCCGCATATTAAAATAAGCGTGTTTTTAATTTTCACTCTTATCGCCTACTTTTAGACTTTCTCTAAACTCCTTTATTTCAGCTATTATATTTGAAAACTCTAAAATGACATCGTCTTCTAATGACTCCCAGTTCTTTTTATAATTAGATATTTTATCTACTGCAGCTTTTGGAATATTAACATCATATTTACCTGTTTTCTTAAAGTTATCTATGATCGCTTTAACTCTATAAATATGATAAGCACGCTTGACTTTTGCTTGTTGTTTGTTTATAAGTGCGTCATAGTACTCAATGAAAGCATCCAAATAATCAGGCAGTACCTTTTCAAATCCAATAGCTAAGAGCTTATTAAAATTGTCCTTATATTCTGGTTTTAAATATATAAGATTGTCTTTTGCTTTAATAAAATCATCTGCATGAATTAAGTTATAAAGCGGAAGTTCATCTGATATAGACTGCCTTTGTATGAAACTATCAATGCCATAAGCAAAGATATCCATCTCATCAAAAGCGGCATGAGTGATGCCATTTAAATCACTAAACACTGCAACAACATCAACATCAGACTCTTTGTCCGTTGTTCCATATGCTCTTGATCCACAATAATATGCAAACATTAATTCATTAAAGGCAAACAAACCTTTTAATCTTTCAGTTATTAATTCATTATTCGCTTTCGTTTGTGACATCTTCTATTTCACCTTCCCTTTTTTCTAAGTCGTCTTTAGCTTTATCAAAGCCTTCAACATTTACTTTTAGCCACTCATAGGCCGTTTTTATAGGATTAGCTTCTAAAAATAAATCAAAATCATCTCTAGGAACTTCTATATCCACAACTTCAAGTGGTCTACACTTTTGAACTCTTTTATCTAAATCGATATAAGATGCTAAAGCAATGTTAACTAATTTTTCACGATAGTTAATATTTACTCCAATTACTCTATGGTAGGAAACATCAACTCCTACATTTGAACTTAATACTTTAATTATTGCCATAAAAAGGCCTCCTTTTATTCGTATACTTTATTACCATTTAAGGTTTCTTTTGAAACATTGCTGCCATTTAATTTATTAATTGCTATTACAGTTCCATTTAACTTAAGATTTCTTACATCACTTCCACCACTACTTTGGCCAGTTACTGTAAGTGGCTTTCTAGGTGTTCCAGTTGTTTTATAAAAGAATTCAACAAAATAAACTCCTGGTTCTACTCCTTCAAGCGATACTTGTAATGAGTGGCCAGACTGAAAATCTACTGTTTGATAATCAACATATAAAGTCTTTACTTCAGTTCCACCAGTCAATGTATTATAAATAGAAAGTTTAATCCCTGGAAGTGATATTCCGTCTCCACTTAAAGTGAAGTCAACAGCCATCGCTCTTACACCGGTATTTGCTATTGTTGTGGGATAAATACTATGTAAAGTTAAGCTAAATAACATCTAGTTCACCAACCAAATCTTCTCAAGATAAATACTTGTAGTTGTATTAGTTGTCCATTCAATAGTTGATCCACTAAAGTTACCAACAAGATGCTTTGCGAATCCTACAGTCATCTTATTTGTTACTGAATTTGAAACATAAGCTTTGAATGAATGAGTCTTAAAATACTGACCATCAAAAACACTCCATGAATAAAGTCTGTCATAAGCTGCACTTGCACTAGTCGATGTATTAGATCCCACTCTTCCAAATACAACATGAGTTTCATATGAGTCAGTTCCAGTCATATTTCTAACTTCAAAAGCAAGTATTTTATTGTATAAATTAATGCTTTGATTTAGTGTTATGTTGTTAGCTGTTACTGATGTTGGAATTGTTCCTGTTCCTTCATATAACAAAGTGAAACCTCCACCAATTTTAATCACGCTTGAAGTTCCTCTAATAAACACTTCATTAGTTAAAGTGTTAATTGCCATTTCACCAACATATGAAAGATTTGAGGTAGTTGGAGTTGTTGTTCCTCTTTTAATTCTAATGATTGGCATTAATATGTTCCGCCATCAATAATAGAGTCTGGTGTTAACACTTTATCTTTATTAATCCCTAAGTATTGGAATAACTTAGGTGGATTGTAAGTGTCATTAAATACAGAATATAAAACCAAACCAGCATTTAAAGCAGCATTATTAAACGATGTTAATGTTGTTACTTCTTGCGTTTTACTACCGTAGTTTATGTTTGAGTTATAACTGTTATCAATTCTAGTTCTTTGTTCCGATGTTAAGTGAATACTACTACTAACGTGAGCATTATAAGTAGATGTAGCAACTCCGCCTAAATCAGCAAGCGTAATTGTTACTGCGCCAGTCTTAGAGTTAACACTAGTAACTGGACTGACATCTGGAATAACTGAAATAGGTAATTTTCCATTAGCTCCAATTAATGGAACTGTACCATTAGTTGTTCCGGTATTTTTCTTTGAAGCCGTACCTAAATCTAAAGCTGTGATCTTTGAGTTCATTAATGTTTCAGCATTTGGCTTTGATAAAAACTCAATGTAATCTGCAGCTGCTAAGGGATTACCTGATGAACCTGTTTTATCTTGTTTAGAGATATACAAATTACCACCATTTAAATCTACTAAAGGTTCTCCAGCTTTAATTGATCCAGAATTACCAACTAGTGGACCTGTTCCACTTGATGTTCTTCTTTTTATTTGAATAACTGCCATTTATTTTTCCTCCTATCTTTTATATAAATAAACTTTATTAATTTTTTGTGAACCTGAAACTGAAAAAGTTAATACTCCGGCTTCATAGTTCAAAGCTAAAATATAATCAGCTCCAGCAAATCTATAACTTACTGAAGCATTTGAACCTATTGATAAAAATAATATTGCTCCTGGAAAGGTTACGACAGTACTTGATATCACTACACTTATTAATGATCTGGATAATATATAAGAATTAACATCAGATATTGAGTATATTCCTGTTCCCACTGTTGTTGGCGTAACTTCTCTTACTTCACCATCGGCTCTAATTTCTTGTTTTACTTCTTGTATAACCGATAAAACATTTTCGATATACTGTTTTTCATAACTATTATCAACTGTTATTGAAGTTGGTGTTTTTGTGTAAGCACATAAAACTAGTTCATATAAACCATCATTACTTATAAGATCCGTTTGAGTTAAAGTAGGATAACTTCCAGATTGTTCTTTCAAATATAGTGTTACTGCATTTGTACTTGTATTAATTCCAAGCACGACAAACCCTTTTTTACTAGAATCAAGAGTTACTTTAATTTGTGTATTATTCTCTACATAAACTAATCTTCCATAAACAGAAACATAACCATCTTTAAAGGTGATCGTATTACTTGATATAGTAAAACTAAGTCCATTTTTATAACCTTTAATAATTCCTACTTGTCTTGAAAATAAAAAATGATAGAGTTCAGCATCTATCTTTGCGTTGATACTAGCTCCATCAAATGTAATCTTTTGTAATCCCATTAAAACTCTCCTCCATCTAAATCAGAGTATCCTTGATTGTTGATCGTTACATGACCAACATTTGAGGTTACTCCTTTTGTTAATATTTGTAACTTTTCAGTGAGCTTCATTCGGTACTCACCTAATGTTAGTGCAGCAATATTTGTATTGTTAACATACTTAATTCCTGTAACAATGGAATCATATATTTTACCCTTATAAACAAACTCAACAAAGTCACCTAGTTCTAAGTTTGATAATGATTTAACAGTTCCTTTTTTATTGATTGAAAATGATATCTGATGATCCTCTTTACTTACAGTTAAAATACTCTTAACTTTATCCGGAATATCTAGATAATCATTGTCGCTATAAGTTTGAACTTTTGAGATAACTTTTTCATACCTTAAATCACTATCTACCTCTTCACTAATAGTTCCATCTTTTAATAAGAAATAAGTCTTTATATCTTTAAAAAATAAGTTGTCTTTTCTTGGATGATATATAACTTTATTAACTTGTTCTTTACTTGAATCATTAACTTTTAAATCCTCTAAATGTAAGTTATCACCTTTAATTTTTACACCGGATGATATCTGTACAATTCTAATTTGTAAACCTAAAAAAGATCCATTATCAAAGACTACCTTGCTCCTAATTGAAACGCCATACATCTTTGTTATTAGCTCTAATATTTCATGTATTGTCATAACTTTATCATCTTCAAAAGTTACTTTACCAGCCTTACTTGTTTCCTTACTTATTTGTAAGTAACTTAAGTTTTGCTTTTCATCTTGGCTATTGATAAATGTCATTCTTATGAGGTTTTCTATATAATCTGCTAGATTTCCTTCATAACTTAGAGCTATAACTTCAATTTTAAATAACTCCTTAAAGTCAAAGCATGAAATCATTTGATAGTTGCTTTCTTTAGATATACTTTCAATGACACCAAAATAAAACCCACTTTGTTTTACATATAAGTAATCTCCTACTTTCGCATTAAGTTCTTTTTTATCTGTTTTAAATAGTGAACGTTGTGTTACAACTAAATCAAACACTATCTCAAACTCAGAAGCAACCTTTATATTATCTTTAACACCAAAATCTACTCGATCTAAAATTACTAGTTCCATACTTATCCTAAATGATACTCATAAATGAATATTTTAAAGGTTGTTTCTTTGCTTGTTCCCGAATCAAAATCAAGTATTAAATCAGTAGGTTCTAATAATATAAAATTGTCTCTTTCAAAGTCTTGTAAATGATATATATCTTGTTCTATTTCACCATCATAACTTCTTATGTATTGTTCGTTTGGAACTGATGAAATAACTATCCTGGAGTTGTTCTTTTCTAGGTATAGTTTTAACGATGTTAATTCGCTATTATTTTTCATTATTTTGAGAGTAGGATTTTTAATGTCTCCTGTTATTTCAATAAGTGTCGAAGCTGGTACAACACCACCTACTTTTATTTTTGCTTGGCCACCAGTTGTCTTGGTATATGAATAGGGATAAGTATATGGATATTTCTTTCCATGTTGTTCATCATTAAAACCTAAAATTAAACTTCTTTCTTTAATCCAGTAGGTTTTCTTATTCAATATTGCTCCTGACTTTAAGTGGCCATCTACTACTTCTGTTTTGCTTAAACTAATAAAATCCACATAAGCAAATTTAGTATCATTCGTTGTGTAATAAAGTTTAAGATTTGTTGTTTCAATATTTAAATAATCTATTAATTCTTGATAACCTTTATAACCATCAAGGAAGATAATGTCAAATTGAATCTCTCCTAAAGGCTCATCTTTTTTAACCGAATGATAAACATGACTATATTTAAGATAGTTCATATTATATGAAAATCCTAAACCACTAATATTAGCAATTAAAAACCCTTTATAATAATTAAAGATAAATTGATCGCCTTTACTATTTTCTAAATAAAACTTCCTTATCATACAAACTTACCTCCAAGTGCTCTATTAATAGAATCAACATCAAAGTCTGAAGATGAGGTATTGATTGTTACATTGTTAGTTGTTTGATTATTATTGTTAGTATTGCTTGACTGCGTATTCTTTTTAAGATTGAATGCATTTGAAAAAAACCCACCTATCTTACCTAATGCTCCACTTACTGTATCTTTTGCTTTATTAGCAAAATCACTAACTCCACTAACAACATTTTTTGTTATATTGCTAACTCCTGATACAGCATTTTTAGCAAAATCAGATACTTTGCTAGCCGTCCCACTAACAAAGTCTCCAACCTTAGATATAGCTCCTCCAACGGTGTCTTTAACTTTATTAATAACTCCACCAAAAAAGCCACTTACTTTTGAAGCAACTCCACTAGCAAATTCTCCCACTTTATTAAAAGCACCACCTACTACTTCAGTGACACCCTTAAATAAGCCGCCTATCTTTTCACCCATTCCACCTAAAACCCCTCCAACTTTGTCACCAATATCTGCAGCAAAGTTAAATATCTTTTCAAAGAGTTTTATAATCTTTTCTAATATTTTAAAGATCGGTTCTAATATATTACCGATTACTTCTAGTGCTGGTCCTAATACACTACTTAAAATGTTACCTACCATTTCAATTAATGGTGTTAACTTTTCAAATAAAGAACCTAAAAATTCAAACTGTTTAATTAGTGGCTTCAAGATGATATCTATTAAAGGAACCAAAAGGTCGATAAGTTTATTAAAGATTCCAACAACTACATCTAGGATTGGCTTTAATGCTTCCATTAAAACTTCAACAAGTTTCATTATTGGTTCAAGCAATTTCATAAAAACATCAAAGAGCTGTTTTAACAATTCTTTAAACGACTCACTTTGCATGAGTGCCATAACAACAATAGCTATTAAAGCACCTATTCCTAATGTGGCAAAGTTAATACCTGTTCCAGCAAAGAAACCTGCTGTTCCTAACGCTTTAAAGATAACTGATACTCCTTTAATCACTGGACCAACTTTACCAATAACACTAATCACTGGACCAATAGTTGCAGCAAGAGTTGTTAAAACAACTATTATCTTTTTGGTTCTATCGTCTAGGTTTTGCCACCATTCAACTGCAGCCCTAACTGCTGGGATTAGTTTGTCTTGAAGCATACTAACTACTCCGCTCATTGCTGGTATCATTACTGCTGCTATTTCCACTGATAGAGCCGTTGTTGATTGTTTAAGTCTATCAAGTGAATCTTTATAACCACCCACTTGCTCTATTTGATCCTCGGTAATAAGCCCTAGCTTTCTTGCTTCATCTCTAAGATCAGATATTTCATCAGCTTCCATACTTAATAATGGAATTAACTCACTGCCTAACTTATCGCCAAAAAGATTATTAGCTAGTGCAGTTCTTAATGATTGATCCTCAACTTGATTTAATGCTTCTCTAATAATTTCAAAGGCCTCTTCAGTTGATTTGCCTTCAATTTCATCCATTGAAATACCTAAAGCATGAAAAACACCAGCGAATGATTTAACATCCCCTAGTGCTATATCTGCAATTATGTTATTAACTTTTGAGAAGGCTTTTTCAAGATTACTTGTTTCAACACCAGCCATAGTAGCGACATGGTTCCACTCTTGTAAGGCTTCAACATTCATACCTATTTTCTTGGCAGTGTTGTTTAATTCATCGGCTGTATTCACACCTTTAGTAGCTAGTGCTGTTAGTGCAGTCACTGCTCCTAAAATTGGTGCAGTTAAAGACTTAGTTAAAGTTCCACCTAGTTTTGTTAAGTTGTCAAACTTTTCATTACCTAGAGCTTTCATTTTATCTTTGGTAGTTTCTAGTTGACTATTAACTCTTCTTATGTCAGCTTCTGTATAGGCGATATTTCTTTCTAGTTTTCTAAACTCAGCTTCAGATATTGTACCTAGTTTTAGACCTTCTTTAGCTTTTGCTAATTGTTCATTTTGTTTAGCTAATCTTTCTTTAGTACCATTTAAGATATCATTAAGCTGTGCTTGTCTTTTTCGCCAGAGTTCTAAATTTGAACTATCATATCTTAGGTTTGTATTAATCGCTCTTAGATCTTTTTGCTGTTCTTTTAAATCCTTATTAATTTCTTTTATTTCATGTTCCAGGTCTTTTCCATCTAAACTTAATTTAATGTTAATTCCTTTTACTGTTTCAGCCATTAATACTCACCCCTTTCTATGATAAAAATAAATCAATGTCTTTTTGTGTTGCCCTTCTAATTGGAGGATCATCAGACATTGTTTGTAATTCTAAGTTGATTAATTCTACATAAACATCTATATCGATATATTTAGCATCTTTTATAGAAATCCCAAGATGAGCCAAATTATAAATAATATTTGCTGTGACTTGCCCACCTTGAGATTCTATTTTGGGTCTTCTTCACTATTAGTTGGATTCCCACCTAGTAATTCTGCTATTGTAAGAGATAAGTTTTCTAGCTCTTTTATGTCAGATAAAACATCGAAGTCTAACCCTTGCATAAATTGCTCATAGCTTTTCTTTGTAAAAGGTTTATGAAGCACATAAATAATCTTAAATAGGACTTCTAATACTTCAGTGATGTTTCCATCTTTTTCATTTTGTTCTAGTTTTGTTATATCTTTAAATAGTTCAGTTCCAAATATGCTGCGATATTCAATAATAGTAAAAAGTGAGGACTTTAATCTTAAATCCTCACCATTTAATTTAATTGTTTTTTCCATATTATAAACCTAAATTACCTACGGTGGGTCCACTCGAGAAAAAGTTATTATAATTTGTGTCGCCATACTTAGCGATTGCTCTAATAACTGACAAGTTCCCTATTTCAATGGATCTTGCGGTAATACTTAGTGTCACAGAGTTTGGTTCGATGCTTTCAGCTTTTGTTTTTGTAGCATCACTAATTGGTGAAGCAGTACATAAGAAATACCATACACGCCTAGACTTTACGTCACCTTGAATTTCATAACCAAGTGCAAATGTTTTATTGCGATGGTTTACTACTTCGATTAAATTACCATTAGCATCTCTTTCATATCCTAATACATCTACTTTAAAATCATCATCTACTTCAGTTAGTTTTAAAGTAATGTTTGAACCTGAATTTGATACTAAAGTTGCCAAAATTCTATCATCAGCATAAACATCTGTTTTGCCTGAGATAACTTCAGCCGTTAGTTCTTGTGCTCCTTTTAGCTTCTTTGGATCATCATATGTCCATGAGTCATCTTCGCCTGGTGTAGCAACTGCATAATGAACATTTTTTAAACCGAATGTTACTTTATTGCTCATACTTTGTTTCCTCCATTTTTATTTCGTATATACGGTATAAACCACTATCAGTTAAATAAAACTCATTGATCATTTGATATTCAATATCATATTCAGTGAGTTTATTTTCTAGTGATTTCTCTAAATTAATGTTTTTATCTTTTGTTATTAAAGTCATTTGAATCGTTGATTCTTTTAATAGATAAGAATCGTCAGCGTATGTTTTGCTTCTTTTCTTTAACTCTTGATAAACAATTATTGGTAGTTGGATGTTTTCTTTTATTGATAAAGCATAGAACACATTATTAGGAAGCACCTCATTTAAAATTTGATAAACGAATTCTAGATTATTTCCCACGGATTATTCCCTTTATGTCATCTAACATTTTAGGAGTAAACTCATCAAAAGCAGGTCTTAAAAAGGGTTGTGGGTTGATATACTTCCCACTTTTATGGATAAAACCAAACTCTACTAAATGAACTAATCTACCCTTTTTATTTGAGTAAATCATTATTGTTTTGTTATAGCCTTCTCCAATTTCCTCTTTTATAAAACTATCAGCTAATGATTCCTTCCTTCCGCTTCTTGGTGCGTTTTCTATAATATACTCTAATATCCTATCAGCTGTTTCATCCAATTTTTGTTCTAATTCTTTTTTTACTTCATCAGTATAATTATTTACCTCATCCATTATCTTTTCAGTTAAATTATCAAGCGTAGCCATCTATATCACTTACCTTTAGTTTTGTTTCTACTAAGTAAAGCTCTAAAAACTGACCAGCAAGATAGGTTCTTTCAATAGAATAAATAATATCATCCACTTTTGCATACTTACTTCCGTCATAAAGAAAGCTTTGTATCATAAGAGATAAGTCGATTTTATACTCATGCTTTTTGCTCTCATAGTATTCTTTTGAAGTCACCGACTTTTTTATTCCTATCAAACTTTTCTTACTGATCAAACTGAGCTTGTTGTTTCCTACATAATCTCTTATAGAATCTAATTTCAATAACTCTAATTTTATATTGGGACTACTTGGAAACATGACTACCTCCACCTGACAATGCTAATTGTCTTAATAGCAAATCAAAACTTCTAGGTAATTCTTTAACAGAACCGTCTGATTTAAATCCAAAGAATGTTTTACAGTAAATTAACACTAATGATTTTGTTAGGGGGTTTTCATTAATTCCTTCTGGATTTACACCGGTCGATAATATCAAAGATAAACATGCTTCAATATAAGTGTTTAACTCATCATCTGCATAAGTTTCGTTTAATGGTATTAATAATGATTTTTTGACATGATCAAGTAGTCCCATTTATAAAACCTCTCTTACGGTTTAGGTGTTGATGCTTTTTTCTTAATTCTTAAAAAGCCGTTATAACCTACAACGTTACCACCAGTAAACACTGATGCTTTATACGAGATAATGCCGTCTTTAAACTTGTAATCAGTAGATTTACCGATTTCAACTGGTGAGAAGATTGGTACTTCATAATTGTGTAATCCACCATAAGCCATTACATATTCATCAGCATTAGTTTTTGAATCAGTTAATGCTTTACAATATGAATTGATAATGTATGGAATACCATCAATAGTACTATTAACATAGTCAATAGTGTGTACTTTTCTACCTTCTGGTGTTCTTAAGCCAGCAAAAGCTCTCAAGTCATTTTTATTTAAAATAAGGTAAGCTCCACCTTCGATTTCCTCATCTCCACCATAAGCAAAGATAATATCATCTAAAGTTTGATCAGTGATCGTTGAGATTTCTAGTGGTTCAGCATCAGCTAATGCTATTGCTTGATCACTAAAGATACCAGTAAATGTGTTAGATGTTCCTGGTCCTCTTAAAATTTGTTCACTGATTTTTTTCTTTAAAGCAACGTTAATATTTTTAATAACTTCTGCTTGATAAGGTAGGCTTGGCAACTTTTCTAACTCTTCAGTGATTTCAGTATATGCAGTAACTTTTACTTTAGTAATAGTTAAATAACCAAATTCTGGTTCTGTCTCACTATATGCTTCACCTTCGCCAGTTAAACCAGCTATGCCACTACCTTTAATAAATGACTTCTTATATGTTTCACCACCTGTTAGATTAACAACTCTAACACGATCAACTAAACTAGAAACTTGTGCGAAAGGATATGCTGCAATATTAGATGCAGTATGGTCCGGAAGTAAAATCTCATCGCTAGATACTTGAATAACTCTAGCTTCTTTTAAATCCTTACCTCTTTTTTCAAGTTCCTCTTTGTTTACTTTGTCTGATCTTTCAACTTGAATAGGATTGATTTTTGCTTTTCTTTGAATAGCAAGCTTTCTATCGATAACTTCCTCTTCCTCTTTTAGCTCATCAATTTCTTCTTCTAATTCTTCTAGTACTTCCAAAGTTGCCTCAAGTCCTACTAGACCTTCGATTTCACTTAATCTAACTTTAATCTCTTGTTTTCTTTTTTCTAAATTCATTGTTACACTCCTGTTTTTAATTTTATATTTATTCTTTTCCTTACTAACGCTTCTCTTTGCTGACGCTTTTCTAATTCCATAGTCTTTAGCTCTAAGTCCATAGATTCTAAAGAACGTGCATAAATTGAAGTGCTATCGTAAGCTGGAATATCAACTATTGAAACATCATAGAGTCGGTCAATTGATTTAATATATCTTTTAGGAATATCTCCCTCATGATCCCACTCCTGATCTTTTACTGTAAAAGCAAAGCTCATACTCTCTAAAAGTCCTGACTTTACCATCTTATAAATGTCTTTGTTGTGCTGAGTATCTAATAGATCAGCTCTCACTTTCAGACCTTTTTCATCTGAAGTTAACTGTAATGATTGATTCTTAGTTCTAGCAATAATTAAAAAAGAGTCCATATGGTTATACTTCATTGGGACATCTCTAATTGCGTCTTCACCAATTGCATCAGGACTTATACTTTCAATAAATCCATATTCTTCTGATCCGATTAATGTTTCCTCGTTATACACGATTGCATAACCTTCAAGTATCATTTTTTCGTTTTCTTCTATTAGCTCAACTTCAGCTAGTCTTGTTTCTTTTTTGTTCATCTTGTTTCCACCTCTTTTTTAGACGTTGGTTTTTGACTTGGAACTCTAGTGTATTCATACTCTAGCTCCGCATCTTTGTAGTACAAAGTTTCAATTTTTTGTTTCTTACAATACTCGTCAATTAACCTGGTCTTGTCCTTTTGTTCTTCTAAGATTGAGTTTATTGCATCAATTGTTACCTTGCCATTAATTGTTATCTTCATTACTTTTTTCCTCGCTTTCCTCACCAACTTGATATAGATTCGCTTTTGTTGCATCTACATAATTTAGTGATTGTAATCTTTTATCTCCATTCGCTACCGGCTCTAAGCCTAGTAAAGCTCGTGACTCATTTAAACTCATGATTCCAAGTCCCATCAACTTTTCAATCGCTGTTACTTTGGTATTCCATGATGCATATTGTAGTCTTTCACTATAAAAGACTATCTCTTCACCGTTTTTAATTTCATTTTCAGTTAATAACCCTAAAGAAAAAGCCTCAGACATTTGAATGGCTAAAGGCTCTATCGTTTGTTCGTAAAATGAATTGAACTCATCTTCACTATAATTTGAATTAAATATTTCAGATGACACACCAAAGTAATTTAATATCTTATCATTTAAAAATTCTAGTGTTTCTTTGTCTATTAACTTTGGATCAACATTAAGTGGCATGTACTCACTTTTTACATCAACAGGTACTATTGAACTTCCTTGATTTTTTATTGCTTCTCTTAACACTTTATTAAAGGAATCTAACTGTTTATTCTTATCTTCGTCACTAAGCATAGCATTCATCTTAAGTAATCCTTTGATTTGGAAGGAACTCTTAATAGCGTTATCTAGTCCTTGAAGTACATTTTCATTAATGTTTATTGATTTAAGCAATGCTTCTTGATCACCTCGATGACCGCTTCCACCAAATATATCGTTATTATGATAAAACCTCTTTAAGTGGATTATATTCTCATAAGGAAGTGTAAATGATTCTTGGCTTTCAAATTGAAATCTTAAGTAATAATTATCTGCACTATCAACAACAGGTTCAACTACTATTGGTTTAAGTGGATATATTCCTTTAAGTTCTCCAAAATGATCGAACATTGGATATATAAAAGCATTATCTTCAATAAACAAAGTCGTTATAACTTTATAAATGAATTGATAGGGAGTCATTACCTCATTAGGCTTGTGCTTTAAAATAAAAGACAGATTACCTTTTTGTTCAGTAACTGTCTTATTATTCTCAATCTTTATATATCTTGGTTTTAATTTTGCACATTGACTTGCGATTCTATCAATTGCGATTTTTACTACATCTGATTTTGATATATTCGTTCCAAATGAGACCTGTGGGACGTTAATCTCGCTTATCAATTTAAAAGGCTCCGAAGAGCCTTGTTTTTTTCGTCTTTTGAATATGGCCATATTGACCTCCTATAAATTAAGAATGATTTTCAATTCTTTCTCACTTATTTTTTTATATGCTAATTTATTTGTCTTTTTTGTATGACGAGTAATCATTTGATAAATTGGTATATCGTTTCTATGAGCTATAGAGCATAACAGTATTTTATTTGCTTTAGTAATAAACTCACCTAGATAAATACCAATTGGCATTGTATAGTTTAATTGCTTATGACTGTTAATAAAATCAAATGAGCTAACTACTAATCTCCATTCTTTTTCATATTTCCAATATGAGTTCTTAGTAATAGCGATTGTCTCCATCATAGATTTTTCATCTAAATAATTATCAGTATCTAAAAAGTCTAATAAAAACTTCCTGCTTTCTTCTGGTGTGCTATGTAAAAACATTTCATCATATTTATCAACATATGTTAAAAATGTTTTAGTATAATCACCAGTTCTACTACTATAAAAAACTGGCAAAAAGAAAGTATGTAGCTTGATTAGCTTTTTAAAGTGCTCTTCCTTTATTTCTCCCAATAAATCTTCAAAAATAGGTTGTAAATAACTCTCATAATAGTGAAATCTAATATTATCGATTTGTTCAAAGTTGTATTCTAAAGCAAACCCAGTTCCATTTTGACTATAGTGAGCCCACATCGCAGGATTATCTACCTTTTCAGAGAAACATGCGACATACTGTGATTTTTTCATTGTGTTTGTCATAAACTCACTAAATCCTGGTTCAAAATCATCAATATTTATATCATCATTTTCTTCTTGTTGTTCTTTAGTTTTTTCAAAAAACTTGTCAAAGATTTTTTTCCTATCATATGTTATAAACATATCGTAAGGATCATTAAATGTAGAGGGTTGTGATGCCCAAAACTCATGATTTAATAACGCTTTTAAAGTATTATCATTTATACTCCTATATCTAAAAAATCTAATATCAACGCTACTGATTTCTATTGTTACTTTCGTTTCTTTTTCTTTTTTTTCATTTTTAATAATATAATATCCGTTCTTTAACAATCTTTTTTTTGACATCCTTATCACCCATAATTATTATACCATGTTTTCAAAGTCTAATTTATACCTATTTAATACAGCATAAGCAATAATTAGTGCAACTGCGCCATCAATTCGTTTGTATCGTGAATTTAGCTTTGAAGGTTGGATGTTTCCATTAACATCAACTTTCGCTTGAGTATTTGATAAGCACCATTTAAGAATCGGATTATTATTATAAATAACTTTGTTGTTCTTTAAATCAGCCTCAAGTTGTTTCATAGGTTCAGATAGGGTGTATATTCCCTGTCTTATCTTTTCCATGTTAAATCCTACATCTTCCATTTCTTTAGTCCAATATTGACTATTCCACGGATCATAGCCTACCCATAAAGGCCTTATTCCATATGTTCTTATCATTGTTAAAAACCATTTTGTTACAAGTGAAAAGTCGTTTTGACTACCATCCGTGACAGTAATAAGCCCTTTTTTTACCCATATATCATAGGGTGCGTTATCTTCCTCTTTCCTCCGGTCAATTACTTCACTTGGCATAAAAAAGTGAGGAATAATATATTTTTTATCATTTTTAATTAGTAACAACACTGCTGCAGTTAAATCTGTTGTACTTGATAAATCAACGCCTCCAATAGCGTAGCTATTTCTCAACTCTTCAATATTGTAGATTTCCTCATTGTTTAAGTCATCAAATGTCAACCATGAGCCTTGATCTAATTGCTTAATATTAAAGTCTTTACATAACATGGTTACTCTTGTTCCAAGATCGTGTCTAGACTTATTCATGATATCCTCAAGATAAGCATGTGTCTTTACTACTCCTAAACTTGGATTAGACTTTTGCCATGATTTTGGATCTTGATAAATTTCATCAATTGAATCTTGAGTATATAACCATGGTAGTATTTTTTCATCATCTAATTCACCTTTAATAAGTCTCCTTACATAATCAAGCTTACTATCTAAAAACCCGCCTACTGTAGTCCCTTCAGTTGTTATAATAAAAATCAGCGGTTCTTCTTTAGTAGATTGACTTTGCTTAATCGCATCATAGACCTTTGAATCGGTCATTTCATGTACTTCATCAATACAACCAACTTCTATGTTATAACCATCTTTATTTCTTGATTGAGCCGATAATTTCTTTATCTTGTTCTTTGTCATTGGCGAGTAAATTTGAAAAATGTTTTTTGTGCTTCTTTTTTTGTTTGATAGTGCTTTTGATTGCTCTCTCATATTGTTTATCTCTTCAAATAGAATGTTTGCTTGTTCTGTTGTATTTGATGCACATACTATATCAACTCCACCTCTTGATAAGAAAAACTCGGCTAAATCTATCGCAGCAATAAATGTAGTCTTACCGTTTTTTCTAGCAACAAGTAAAACTACTTCATTAAATCTACGAAGACCTGTTTTTTTCATTTTGAATCCATAAGCTGCTTCAAGGACTGCTTTTTCCCATAACTCTAAAATGAAAGGTAATCCATTAAATGGACTTTTAGTATGTTTACAAAAAGTTTCAATGAAATCAATTCTTATATGTCCAGGCTTTGGATCAAAAACATATCTTGGATTATTCATATCTTTTATTAGTTTTTCTAATACAACAAATAGTTCTTGCCCTACTATTATTTCGCCAGCTTTTACTTTCTCATAGTACTCAACTAAATAACTCAAGTCTCTAGCCTTTTCATGAACTCATCGAACTCATCATCTTCATCAATTAAATTTTTACCAATGATAGTATTTAATGATTTAATTATTGCACTGTAACTATTTACTAATTTAGTATAAAATTTTGCTGCTTCAGTTTGTCTTTGAGCACCTTTGTTTGATATTTGTATTGCACCATAAGTTTCTATTTGTTTTCTTAAATTAGAAAGTTGTACTTTCATGAAGGCAGCTTCATTTAATAAATTATCTACCAGTTCAGCTTTTGTCTGGTCAACGGATTTAAATAAACTTTTTAGTCTTTCATACTCCATAGATATTTCATTCATCTTTCCCATAACTACCGTCCTTTCTAAATTATTATTTTATAAAATAAAAAGCCACAACTTAATGTGACTTCGATATTCAAAACCCAGAAATCTTCTTCAAGATTTTCAAAAATAGTGCCTTGTGTTTTTTAAATGCCCCCCCATGCGGTACCCTAGGGCTCATTTTTTTGCTCTTGTGGGGGGAATAACTTTTTTAAACACTTATTCTAACGCTTCTGTGTTTTCTTTTAATTTGTTAATATCTTCTAATATGCTATTGTTTTTTTCAAATCTTTTTTTATCTTTGTTTTTTATTATTATATAAGGTATGAACCCTATTAAGGCTGGTCCAATAAAATAATAGCCGATTATATAAGCAAAACCTTCATCAGAAACACCAGAAGGGTTACCAATACCCATGAATGCCAATGCGAGAATTGATCCTATAATCCATATAGCTATTACATTTTTTTTCTTGCCAAAGTAATATTCATCACCTAGAGTTTTTAGTTGATCATAATTTTCTATATTTGTTTTTCGTTCAAATTCTAATTTTCTTTTATCTTGGTCTACTAAAACCCATCCAAACATCTCAAACATTTTTATTGAAGAGGGATCAATATCTTTAATAAAAACTGTCTTTTTTTCTAACACTAGCACATCACACCTTTCATAAAATAATTATACCATCATATCAAAATAACTCAATATTAGACTATAAAGTCCAGTCTTCATCAAACGGATCATGACTTTCTTGATGCTTATTATTTTCTCTATCGTCTTTTAATGATTTGATAAAAGATGTTAAGTACGAGCTGCATTGATTTTCATGTACTATAAACAAATTACTAACTATAACATTTATATTTTTATTCTTATTTTGACAATATTCTTTTATTATTTTGTATTTTTCATCAATGTGTAATTTTTTTTCACTTTGACCGTCACTATAGATTAATTCAACATAAATCTCAATCTCATCAATATATAAATCTTCAAAATGTGAATATTCTCGATCTGCCCTCTTGCTAGAAGTGAAATATAAAATCATCAATAAGAAAGTAAGCAATAATTGTCCTAGCGAGCCCCACTTAGGACCAACTATTAAAATAGAAATAGCCGACATTGCAGCAAGAGCTAACATTAAATATATTACAAAAATAACGGTTTGTATCCATTCTTTTTTAATTTTGCTTAACAAATTCTCCATCCAATCCATAAATATTTTTTGAAACGCAAAATGAAAGTATTTATTCTTAATTTTTAAATTACATAAAAAACTTCTTTTGTACGAGTAATCATATATAAATTCTTTCATCAGCATTCACCTCAAATTTTAATCTTTCTTGTTATAAACAATTATACCAATTAGCCGATGAAATTTCCATCTTTATCGAATGGATTATGCTTTTTTTGAAACCTATTGTGTTCTTTGTTGTGGCACTCTCTGCACAAAAGTTCTAAGTTGTCTTGATTCAAACTTATTAATGCATCCTTAACATTCTCAACTGTTAAAGGAATCTTGTGATGAACTTCATCACCAATGTTTCCACATCTTTCGCATTTACCATTAACATTTTGTATCTTAACAGTTCTTGCTATCATCCATTGTTGCGATTTATAGAAATTATGGAGTTCTCTTGGTTTTCTCATATGAACTCCTGATCTCCTGAACTTTCTTATCCACCGTTTCCCATTTGACATTTAAGTCATCTCTTCCGACGTGTCCAAAGGCTGATAAATTAGAAAACTTAACTTTATTTAACTCCAACTCTTCAATAATGTTTTGTGGACTAAAATTAAAGTGCCATTTCAATAAATAGTATAGTTCATGATCAGAAATAACTCCTGTACCAAAAGTATCTATATATACCGATACTGGTTCAGCTACTCCGATTGAATAAGCAACTCCAATCTCACACTTTTCACAAAGACCTGCTTTAACAAATGATTTTGCTACATATCTAGCATAATATGCTGCACTCCTATCTACTTTTGAAGTATCCTTACCACTAAAGGCTCCGCCACCATGATGTGAGAATCCCCCATAAGTATCAACGATTATCTTCCTTCCAGTTAAACCGGCATCGGCTTCTGGTCCACCGATTATAAATTCACCAGTTGGATTGATTAAAATATTTATATCTTCAATATTACCAATAATTGGTTCTAATAATTCATATTTTATGATTTCTTCTAATTGTTGTGGATTTACAGCTCTTTTTGTTTGAGCTGAGACAATTATTGTTTGAATTTCTACTGGTTTCTCATTTTCATACAAATAAGATACCTGACACTTGCCATCTGGTGCAAATAAACCGATATATTTGTTTTCTCTTAACAATTTATATCTTTTAGCGATTTTATGAGCTAAAGCTAGTGGTGCTGGTATCAATTCTTGCGTTTCATTGGTTGCATAACCAAACATCATCCCCTGATCTCCTGCTCCTTGCTTCTTGTTTGCTCTTTCATCAACTCCAAGTGCAATATCAGGACTTTGTTTTGAAATATTTTCAATTATCTCGTATTTATTCAAATATCCTAAAGATAATAAAGTTCTTCTAGCAATCATACTATAATCTACTTCAGCTGTCGTTGTAACTTCCCCTAAAATATAAACATTATTATTTTTAATTGCTGTTTCAACTGCCACTCGGCCATTAATATCTTCTTTTAAAATTGCATCTAAGATTTCATCACTGATCCTATCGCACACCTTATCTGGATGTCCATCAAACACCGATTCACTCGTATATACTTTCTTCATAAGTTTCCCCGTTTCTTTGCTTTTTATTCATCATCGATTGTTTATTCCATTAACTAATAAAAAGGCGACACGAGCGAACGTGACGCCAAATTAGAAAAAGAAAAAGGCCTTTGAATAGCCTTTAATTCACTTTCCAAGCAGTGTAGACAGTTCTATACCTACAATCCCAAGTATCATAAATAACTCCATCGATCATAACTGAAATATGTCCAGCCATTTTTAATATGTAAGTTCCTTTAGGATGCATTTCTGTAAAGTCATAACCTTTTATTCTTGGTTCCCCACTTACTGCTTTTAATATAATTCTTTCATAGTCTTCTAAATGTTTATAAAGAAATTTAGTATCTTTATAGCTTTGAAAACCTAGTTCTCTTTTTACACGATTCAATTCTCTTCTTGTTTCTAGATAATCATTATCAAATGCTTTAGATATTGCTCTTACAACACAGTCGCTAGTATTTAGTCCTTTTGGATGATTATTAAACTTTATGTAGCTCATTCTATTTCGCCATTAAACCATTTAACTAGTTCTCTTTGTTTGTTGGTTTTAAATAGTGGTTTATCAAAGAAGTCCTCTTTGCCATAAACAACAAATCTTGCATCTTCCCATGGAGAGTCAATTGGAACTGTATAAATAACTGAGCTATCTTTAATATCTGCAATTCTAAAGTCATCAAATAGTGGACCATTTAAAGGACAATTGTTTTTAAACCAAACATAAGTGTTATCTAAATCAATTTTACTAGTTTCTTTAAACTGCTTTATGATTTGTCCCATTCTTTTTGTTTTGTTTTTCAGGCTTGTATCTCTACAAAACCAATCATACCATCCAGCTTGTATTTGAGTTTGAACTGAATCATTATCGAACTCTCCGTTATTAAAGAGTTCAGTCCATTGTCTTAAAGTTAATTCTTTTTTCATTTCACTATACCTCTAATCCTTCTTTTGAGATAAATGCAGCATATCTTGCATAATCATATCCTTCAGATTGGACTACGATTCCATAGTCGACTTCTTTTGCAGTTACTAAAATTGCATGCCATACTCCATCTTCGTCAACATACATTAATTCTTTGTTAACTGAAATGAATTCATAGTTGTCTAGAAGTCTATCTTCAAACTTTCTAAAGTCACTAATTTCAAGTGTTACCACTTTTTCAATTACAACTGTGTCTCTTGGAATTAAATCATCTTTGTGTGCTTTTCTAAAGAAATTTACCTTTGTCATTTTAAACTACCTCCCTTTCGTCATGTAGCATATTAAAATAACTTTTCTCTTATAGCAAGTCATTTTTTCACTATAGTAACTTATTCTCAATATTAAATGCTTTTATGTCTTTTAAGTAGGTTTTTTTGCCTTCACGCACACGATATGACGTGCGAACTAAGTTCTCATCAACACTTCTCATAAATCGCTTAACAATAACATCTACATACTTTTCGTCTAGTTCCATCAGATATGATTTTCTAGACAATTGCTCAGCTGCAATTAATGTTGATCCACTACCACCAAATAAATCTAAAACTAGCTCGTTTGGCTTAGATGAATTGCTGATTGCTTTACCTACTAATTCCAGTGGTTTCATTGTTGGATGTTCTTCATTTCTTTGAGGTTTATTGTATTCCCATATTGTGTCTTGGGTTCTATCATCAACAAAGAAATGTGCGGCTCCTTCTTTCCAACCATATAAAATTGGTTCATGTCTCCAGTGGTAATCTTGTCTTCCTAAAACTAAAGAATTTTTTACCCATATTAAACAAGATGCCAATTTAAAACCTGCATTTTTATAAGCATTTCTAAAGTTTAATCCTTCGGTATCAGCATGACATACATAAATGGATCCGCCTTTTTTAGTATGTTCAAACATATTAGTAAAAGCCTTAAACAAAAAGTCATAGAATTCGCTATCTTCTTGCTTATCGTTTTGTATTTTTCCAGCTGTTCCCTCATAATCGACATTATATGGTGGATCAGTGAAAATCATATCGATTTCTGCCCCACCGACAAGTGTATGTACGTCTTCCTTCAAAGTCGAATCGCCACAAAGCACTCTATGTTTGCCTAATACATACAAATCTCCTCTTAATGTTTCTGGTTCTTCTGGTAATTCATCAAAAACATCAAAATCATCATCGGTTGCATTATCCGGAATGTCACCATATAGATCCTCAAATCCAAACTGAAGCATATCTAAATCAATATTCATTAATTCCTCTTCTAAAGCTTCAAAATTCCAAGTTGCTAGTTCAGCTGTCTTATTATCAGCTAATCTGAATGCTTTTATTTGTTCTTCTGTTAGATCATCAGCAATAATACACGGAACTTCATCTAATCCTAGTAATCTTGATGCTTTTAAACGAGTATGACCAGCAATAATGGTATTATCACTCGTTATCACAATTGGAACTTTAAAACCGAACTCTTTTATAGAATTAGCGACCGCTTCTACAGCTTCATCGTTATTTCTTGGATTATTCTCATATTCTATTAAATCAATTGTTTTTTTAAGAACTATTTTCATATTTCTACCACCATTTGCGATTATTCTTTCTTTTTCTTGGTATCTTCAAGTAAAAGCCATTGTTCATTACCCTGTTCTAATCTTTTGCGGACTAAATCAAGCTCTTCTTTTTTCTCGTTATATTGTCTGCCAAATTTAATGATTAATAAATATCTAGCTGCATTCCAATCAGGAAGTGCCTCTTTTCTAGTTTTATTTACTTTCTTTTTGACACCAGACTTCGATTCCTCCACTTGATTTTGTGAATCTTCTAGATGTAGACCAACAGCTCTAAAATAGATAGCATTTATTAGGTTTTCTTTTAATTCCTCTTCACCCATCTTTATTGCTTCTTTAAATTCTGGTTCTTTTTTAATTTTCATCCATGTCCTTGGACTAATTCCTAGATTACTTTGTATTGTTCCGGTTGTAATCTTTTTAGAATAGAATTCATAAACGATCTGTACTTTCTCATCTAAGATACCTTTTTTCTTCCACTGATTATAAAGGCTTACTGGGCTTGCCATAATTATCAACTCCTAAATAATATAAAAGTTGGATTACTACAAGTCTTTCTGCAAAAGAAAAACGACCGTTTTTGGTCGTTTAACTTCTAGGGACATTAAGTCCCAGTATTCCATCATAAAAAATTATATCACAAATAAGACGTTTTGTATTATGGCCATTGGAGTAGAAATTAATAAAATTCACTCATTTTTTGGCTCTTTTTAGTGTGCACTGAACATACTATCAACATATATTCAATTATCTATGAAACCATACTCAACATATTATCAACACGGCCATGCACATAGATTATTGGCTGCATAAAAACCATTATTCTTTATAGTATAAGACATTCTATTTTACACTATTTAATCATTAAATCTTAAGCACTAATTTTATAAAACACATGAGAGGAATAGCTTATTATGTTTTATCTCTGCATTTTTTTATTTCATTTTAACGCAAAATTATTGAAAAACATAAAAGGTTATTTAAATCTTACCGTTTTAAAATTTGCAAAATCTAACTCTTCTAAATCCCAAATTTGATTATCCCAATTTAAATCGTTTAGATAAAATTCTTCATTATTCAGATATGAAAGTACCTGTTCGTAAGACTCTTCATTTTCATATAAATATTTAAAATTATATACATTTTCAATAATACTACTTTGTGTACCAATGGGGCCAGTTTGAGTTTGACCACCTAAATAACCTTTAACAACTTCAAGATTATAGTTGGATCTTACTATTATAGAGTTTTTGACAATAGAATTCCAACCAGTTATACCATGAAGACCTAAAGTTTGTACTGAAGGTGAATCGGAATTTAATATTGCATGTATATTTACTTCATCAACAAAAACATTTTCTATATTTGAACCTTGAGCTGAAACTCCTCCTAAATATGCATAATTACTCGTTTCTGCATATATAGAAATGTTTTTGATTATTACATTTGTTATAAGACTGGAAGTGTCTGAGACTCCAGATACTGATACCGTTTTCTCTTCAAAATTTGAAAAAGCTCTAAAAGTTATATTTTCAATAGTAATTTTATTATAAGAACCTCCTTGAGCAACACCATTAGCTTTTATTCTGCTTCCGTGTAAAATCATATCTGAGTTCTGGACCTTTATATTTATAAATTTAGTGTTATTGCCATTGGCTGACAGGAAACCTGCCGTCACTTCTCCTTTATTTTGAACTGATATAAAGAAATTATCTATAACTAAATCATAAACATATCCTGTCATTCTTGTAAATAAACCGACATTAATAGAATTTGTTGATGTTGTTGAAAACACATAACTATAATTTGCTATCTTATAGCCATTTCCAAGTAATATTCCATAAAAATCATACGCTGTCCATTGGACATCTTGAATATCGATATTATCAGTTAGCTTATATATATAACCTTTTTCCATATTCATCAATTCATTAGCTGATGAAATCTCAAAAATTTCATGAGATTTTATTGGAACTAACTCTAATATATGATCTAAATAAACTATATTAGTATAACTTTCATAAGAATATTTTATTTCACTCAATTTGACTAAGATTAGATTTGAAAGCTGATGCCCACTTTCGTCTCTCATCCAAGAAATGCCAATTGTTTTTTCATCAATATACTCAATATCATCTGAATAATATCTAAATTTAGCATCTATTTGGGAGCCAAATCTCAGATATTCAATATCTATATAATTTATGTTATATACTAGTGCATTCTCAAATTTAATAATCAGTTTTTCATTATTCCAATCTGTTGTATTAATGTAATCATAATCATTATCTATTTCAAATGATGAAACTTGTAATTCTCCAATAATAACTAACTCAAATTCCACATCATTAACTAATTGTGATTTTAACAAACCTCCTTGAAAATAATTGATATACTTAACGGACAATACATTTAATCCACTAACAAACAAATTAGAATTTAACATTAAAGTTCCGTTTATTATGGAATCTCCTCTTACAAAACTATACGTACCATTATTAACAACAATGCTTTCTATCACAATTGAATCAACATTATCAAATGTAAATTTAAAATAAATGTCTTCTCCTGCCACAGGCGCAGTGTTATTTAAAACCTCAATTTTATCAATTGATATTTCATTCGGTTTTGAATATTTATCTACATCCTTTTCTAATATTTGAGATCCTGCTCCATCATTTAGATCATATGTATAAACTACTTTAATTGTATATTCGTTATTTGATAG